GTCGGAACTCGGAACCATATCCATAATGCTATCCCAACTCAATCGTGAGATAGAGAAGGAGTATAGAGCCAAACAGCAATATCAGCCTAGGCTGAGTGACCTGTTCGGGGCCGATAGCATAGGTCAGGATGCGCATGTGGTGATGATGCTGCAACGCCCTCATGATCTATATGGGATCACAGAGACCTATTGCGGTGAAGATCCTGTAGGTCTTCTTGCAAATCACATAGAGAAGAATCGTGACGGCTTCACGGGCATGATGCCTTTCGAAGTCGATCTGAGTAAATTCCGAATACTGGAGAGAACATGAGTACTATCACTTTACCGAAGGGGAAATCCCCTGCACTGAGGCAAAGTCCAGCGTCCTTGGTGATATACGGACAGCCCAAGGTGGGAAAGACCACCGCACTGTCCATGCTGGATGACTGCTTGATAATCGATCTCGAGGACGGGACCGACATGTTGGAGGCCTTGAAGCTCAAGGTCAACAACTTGAAGGAACTCGAAGAAGCGGGAGCCGAGATAATCAAAGCAGGCAAGCCGTACAAATACGTAGCCATCGATACGATCACGAAGCTCGAAGAGTGGGCTGAGAAGGAGGCTACGCAGATGTATCTCAAAAGCCCCATGGGCAAAACTTTCTGGGAGAAGAATCCGGAGAAGCCGTCCGTGCTGACTCTCCCTAATGGGGCAGGCTACCTCTGGTTGAGGATAGCCTATAAGAAATGGATAGACGCGTTCAGGAAACTAGCTGAGCACGTCATCCTGGTAGGTCATGTGAGAGACAAGATGATAGTCGATAAGCAAGGACACGAGGTATCAGCCTCGGATCTGGATCTTACCGGCAAGATCAAGTCCATCACATGTGCCAGCGCTGACGCCATAGGCTACCTTTACAGGGACAAGGAAGGGGATCTGGCGATCTCGTTCCTCGCTGGAAAGGAAATAGCCTCTGGCTCCAGAGCCCAATACTTGGCAGGCAAGAAATTCAAGCTTGACTGGTCCAAGATTTTCGTTGATTGATTAACCGTGTAACACACTCGAAATAAAAATGAGTATCGAAGCACAAGTACCTGAGGCAGATCCTCAGGTTGAAGCAGGAACAACACCTGCAACGTTGTCTGTAAGTCAGATCTTGGCAGACTTGGATGAGGGATTGAGCCGCGAGGACATTGCGAAGAAATATTCACTGGAGAAGTGGATGGTGATCGAGATCTTCAAGGATCCAGCCCTCAAAGGGAAAAGGGTGAAGAAGAAGCGCAAGCTGACCTTCACTTTCGTCCGTGATGTGGATGCTGATGGAAATCCCATTTCTACAGAGACTTCTGCCGGAGACGTGAATCCTGATCAGGAAGATAGCGTCTCTGAAAGAAGTTGGCAGGACGATTGAGCTATTGCCGCTTCAGTGAAGAGAGATATTGAATAACATCAAAAGGAAGAAGCTATATGGCTATTCAGCATAACGACAGTGATCAGGAAGTAGCGAGCGGCGGCGTCAAGCTGTTCGCAGGACTCGCGAATTTCGTGGTCATCGCTGTCAATCCTACAAAAGATGACCTCCACGAACTTGGAATAAAGGTCAAGGAGGAACCTAGTTACTGGACCAAGATCAAAGACAAGGAGACTGGAAAGGAGAATGAGTTCTTCAAGCTCACATTCTGGATTCAGAATCCTGATCTGACCACACGGTTCGACATTCTCTTGAGTGATCGCCCTCGTGTGTCCAAGACTGGGAAGAACCAGTGGATCAACAATGTGGGCCAGACTACCTGGTCTGCAGATGCACCTGCTTACGAATGGTGGAAGAAAGAGGGTCAACGCCACGCCTTGGAGGGCGAGGAGATCCTCATCGACTTCGTCAAGGCATGGGCCAATGTGAAAGCTGATGATGATGTCTACTTCGAGACGATGGGCAGCATCGTGGAAGGAGAGATCGAAGAGATCACATCACTTGCGACACAACTGAAGGACAACCGTGTGAGACTTCTCATCGGAGTCAAGGATGGTAAGTACCAGACAGTGTACGTCAAGATGTTCGGCCGCGTGAAGCCTAAGAGGGATGACCTGTTCGTCAAGTCACTCAATGACGAGTACGGACAGTTCAAAGCAGAATTCCCTCACGACCTTCAATGGGGACCATTTGCTCCAAAACTCGCAGTCGTTGCGGCTGATGAGGATGCGGAGACTGAAGGCGTTCCTGAAGAAGAGGGAGGCTGGGTCTGAGGATTTTCATCTGTTAGTTTGAT